CTCTCACTACAAATGAGGTCCCGTCTATTCCGGCGGGTCCCTGCGGGCCGATGACGCTCCCCAGGTCAACTACTTTCGTCGCCATTTGGTGCACCCCCTTTACTCATAGGTTGCAATCAGATGCCCGCTTGCGTTGATGGAGAACATCGGCGTCTTGCCGTCCGCTCCCGCCGCGCCGGTCGCACCCTTGGCGCCCTGCGGCCCCTGTGCGCCTTGCGCTCCGGTATCGCCCTTGGCTCCCGTCGCACCCTTGATGCTCCCCGCGTACACCCACTTCGCCACACTGGCCGCACCCGCAACTGTGCAGCGGTAGGTGCCTCCCGTGCTGGTGTTGAGGTACATATCGTTCACCAGTGCATCGGTGATGCCGCTGCCGCTAAAGACCGTCGCCGTTGTGCTGGTGCCCGTGATAGCCGTACCGGCGTTCCAGCGGGACCCTCTTGTCCCGGCGGCTCCCTGCGGTCCGGCAGCTCCGGTATCGCCTTTCGGCCCCTGTGGCCCTGTTGCGCCCGTTGCTCCTTTCGGTCCCGTTGCGCCGGTAGGTCCCTGCGGCCCGGTCATGCCGGTCGCGCCGGACAGGTCGGTGATATAGGTGTAGGCCGCCGCGCCCTTCACGTAGAGCTTTGCATTATCCGCGTCGTTGACGTTCCCGGTATCTATCATCACGAACTGCCCGGCTTTCACGTCGCTGCCGCCGAAGTCCGCGTTCATCGCCGCGATGGATGAGTAGGTCTTGGCAATGGCGAAAGCGTCGCCCTTGGCCCCCTGGGGGCCGGTTGCGCCGGTGTCGCCCTTCACGCCCTGGGGTCCCTGCGCCCCTGTCGCTCCCGTGGGTCCTGTGTCGCCTTTCGCGCCCTGTGGGCCCGTGGCTCCTGTGTCACCCTTCGGTCCCTTGAAGTTCCCCCGTTTGGTCCACGCCGTATCGGTGGTCTTCTCGTACACGTCGCCGTTGGCGGTGTTCATCGCCCAGTCGTTGGTCAGGCCCAGCGATGCCGCAGGGGCCGCCGTCACATTATGGATTCGGCTGCCGATGACCTTTCCAAGGTCCAAATCTGCCATTTCTATTCACCTCAATTAATTTTGTAGAGGAGATGCCCGGTCTCGGGGTCTATCTCCAGGGGCGGCGCCGCCTCGGTCTCGTTGACCGACACCAGCAGATGGCCGTCCTCGCTGATGCCCATGGCGAAGACGCCCGTGCCAAGCTCCGTCAGTACGCCGTCTGTACCCTTTGGTCCGGCGGGGCCTTGAGGCCCCGGCACTCCTTGGGGGCCGATGTCCCCCGTCTCACCCTTCTGCCCTTGGGGGCCTGTCGCGCCAACCGGACCGCGCTCACCCTGGGGGCCGGTTGCTCCCGTCAAGCCCTGGATGCCCTGCGGGCCTTGCTTCCCCTCCGGCCCCCGTGGGCCGGTTTCTCCCTTTGCTCCCTGGGGGCCGGTTGCTCCGGTCGCGCCTCTGGCCGGCACGCCGCTGTCTATAAACACACGGGCAGCCAGGTCCCACACCATCCAGTTCCCGTTGGCTCCTACATACGGGGTGCGCACAGCAACGGCCTCCGCCGCCTCCGCGCTTGCCGCCGCGTCCTGGGCGCTTTTCTGGGCGTCGCTAACCGCTTGGTCTATCTCTCCGCTGATAATCCGTCCCAGAGAGTCGTCAATCTGCTCCCCGGTATACGCGCTCTTGTAATAGGTCTGGTCAGCCATGCCAACCCTCCTCAGTAATAAATCACAATGCAGCCCGGCGCGCCTTTGCCGCCGGTCCCGCCAAGGCCGCCGTCGCCGCCCTCGCCGCCGAAGGAATAGTTTGTGCCGGAGTTGCTGTTTGCTCCGCCGCCCGCGCCTCCTCCGCCGCCGCCGTGTCCGCCGCTGCCTCCGGTGCCGTACCCGGCGGCATTGCTCCCCGCCTTACCGTTGCCGCCGTTGCCGCCCCCGCCGCCCTGCGCCGCATATGAGCCGTTGGGCTGCGTGTAGGTAAATCCGTCGCCTCCGGGGCTGCCGTTGGCGCCGTAAGCAGCACCGCCGCCCGCGCCGCCTCCGCCGCGCCCCCGGAAGTCCTCTACTGTCTCGCCGGTTGCGCCGGTGGTGTAGGTCACGCCGTCAACCGTCAGGGACGGTCCGTAGCCCTCGGAGCCGGACCCCTTACAGCCCGCCATTCCGCCGCCGCCCGGCAGCGCGTAGATATCGCCGTCGAACAGGTTGCTGTAGCCCTTGTCGCTGGGCTTGCCGTCCGCAGAGCTGTAAGCGCCGAAGGTGGTATTCCCGCCCAACGCCCCCTCTGCGGGTCCGTCCTGGGTGCAGACGCCGCCCGTGCCGCCGGTGCCGATTCCGACCCGAAACACCTGCCCCGGCGTGACGTTGACGGTGACGACGTATACCTTGCCGCCCGCGCCGCCATTGCCCCCCGCGCCTCCGGGACCGCCCTTGCCCATGACGCGGACGTTAAAATACCCCTCGCCTCTCACGCCCGGATTGCCGGACTGCCCGCCCTGGCCGCCGCTGATGAGCACCACGCGGATTTTGGTCACGCCCTCCGGGACGGTCCAGGTCCCGTTCCGGGTCACGAGGGCGGAGTTGTTGTAGAAGTTCCCGATGCCGGTCGGCACATAGCCCACCGCAAAGTCCGTGGACGCCCGCAGAATATGGCTCATGGAGATGTCCATGCCCTTAATAAATGCGTTCATGCGCTCGTCAAAGGGGTCCTTGAAGCTCACAGGGTCGCCGGGCCGCTCGCTGCCCGCTATGATATCCGTGCGGACGGTCCGAATGCTGCCGTAGTAGGCCATCACCCGGTCCGCCACGTTTTCGGAGTTCGCCAGGGAGACCAGCGTCGCGTCCTTGACCGTCACCTCATTGTCCTTCTGAGTGACAAGGCTCCTGGCCTGCCCGGTCCCGCGGGTAATCACGCGGGTGGTGTGGGTGTATTTCTGCCCCGTCAGCTTGCAGTCGCTGCTCTGGTCGATGACCGCATAGTTGACGCCGCTCTCCAAAATGGCCCCGTTCTCGATAGTGAGGTCGTGCATCGGCCCGCTGAACAGCACCAGGACGCCGGTAAGACTCGCGCCCTTGGGTGAGACGATAGGCTCCGCCGCGGCCTCTCCCTCAAAGAGCGTCGTGGTATCGTCCGTCTCGTAGGCGATGTAGGCGTGCTCCGATATGGCGACGCTGGTCGCCGGGGTCCCGTAGTCCACCTTGCCGCCCAAAAACAGCCGCCCGTCCGGGATTTCCGCCGGTCCCACGTCGCTGAGGGCCGTGATGTAGAGCGTGCCGTCCGGGTTCTTTCGGACATTGGCCCCCACGGCGAACAGGAGCTGGTGAAGGTTCTCCCGCCGTGTGCCCACCGGCAGCCAGCCGTAGACGGGCAGGCCCGCGAAGATGGGGTCCACGGTATACTCCGCAATCCCGGCCACGATATCGGCCAGGATGTTTTCCATCGGCTCCCCGTCGTACAGCCCGCCGTAATGGGTGCTGTTGTCCAGCAGGCCGATGGCGGAGGTGCAGGATATCGTGTAGGTATACTTCCCCGTCCGCTTGATGGAGGACATGTAGAACACCGCAAACAGCGTCTCGTCCCGCCAGTACTCCACGGCCTGCCCGTAGGCAAACTGCGCCGGGTCCGCGGTCAGGAGGCGGAGATAGGGCTTCACGCCGAACAGCTCATCCTCCACCGTCAGCAGTCCGTCGGAGTCCGCCGGGGCAAAGAGTGTGGGGACCTCGGCGGAACAGTCCACCGTGGCCCCCATCGTGTCCACCGTCAGTTCATCCCCGGCGATGGAGCTGCCGATAAAGCAGCTCCCGGATAGAAGCCTTTCCTCCGTGAAGACCTCGCCGTTTACGATTACCTTATCTCTCGCCATGTCACCGCTCCCTCAGCGTTATCACCGCGTCCGTCCAGTGTGTGACCCCGTTTGAGACGAGGGACTTGTTGACCACCGACAGCGACGGCACGGCGTCAATCCTGACGTCTCCGCCCTCCGCCGGGTCCGTGTAGCGGACGGCCACATACTCCCGCCTGCATACCTCCGCCAGGGTGGACAACTGCGCCGACGTAAGCGGGTTGCAGGCGGCGGTCAACACCTTTCTCACCCGCACAAGGTCCACCACCTCCGTGCCGTCCAGCATCTGGCCGCCGTTCTTGCCGTAGACCTTTTCGTACTGCACGGTGAACCCGTACCGATAGATGTTTCTGGAGAAGTCCACCCCGTCAATCTGAAACGTCATACACTACCCCCTGTCCACGAACGATTTCCCTTGCAGCCGCTCCGCCCGGCGGTTGTAGGTGAGCTGCTTCCGGGCGACGACCTCGTTGTCCATCTCAATGACCGCCTCTATCAGAATGGGCGTGTTGCTCTCCTGCCGCGCCGCCTGATTCTGGAGGACCGTCTGCATCATCCCCTGGAGCTGGGCCATCTGCCCGCCGCCCTGCTGGGGCACGTCGTACCGGCGCGGCATGGAGGCGGCGATAAATGCCTTGGCCTCGTCCGCCGTCAGCACCCGCTCCCCCTTGTGCAGCTCCGCGAGATAGCCGTCGTAGGGGACATAGGAGAGGCCCCCGGCGTGGGAACCGTCCACCCTTGCCCCGGTGATGCTCATGCCCTTAAACTCCTGCTCCAGCTCAGCCACGAGCGCGGCGGCGGCGGCAATGGCCTCCTGCCGCTTTTCGTTCATGCCGTCCGCAAGCTCTCCGACGGCCTCCGCTCCGGCGTCAAAGGCGCCGCTTTTCAACTCGTCGTAAAACCGCTTCAGCTCATCGTCATACTGCTTCGTCAGGGCGTCCGCCTGCTCCCGGTAGAACTTCTCCGCCGTCTCAACCGCGAGTGTGTTCTTCCTCTCCCAGGCGGCGTTGTACTCCTCCCATGCACCGTCATCTTTCTCAGCCATCTCAAGGAGCTTCTGACCGTATCCGATGGCGTCGTCAATGCCCATGCCGACCACTTCGTCAAGGAGTCCGCCCGAAATCCCGTTCTCTTTCAGCTTGGAAAGGGTTTCGTCGTATTTGTTGAGCGTATCAATCTGCTCCTGGATATCAGTTAACTCGTAGCTGGTCCCCGCGTCTGTGGTCGTCTTGGAGAACAGCTCCCCATACTCTTGCAGCTTCTTGGACATGGCGTTCTGTTTCACCATCAGGTCGTCATAGGCCTGCTGTATCGTGTCCAGCTTCTCCCGGGAGGCGTCCGCCATGGCCGCCATACTATCCTTATAGGCCTGCTCCGCCTTTTCGATTTCCTCCCGGTATGCCTCCAGCTTCTCGTCGTTGATGCGTTTTTGCTCATCTGCCGCCTCTTCGGCCAGCTCAACCTCGTGCTTGTGCAGCTCCTCCGTGACGCGGCGGTACTCGTCAATATTGGAGGTGTCTGTCAGGTACCCGTCCCGCAGCCCTTTCAGCTTCGCGTAGTAGCGCTCTTCGGCCTCCACATCGTCCTTGTCCGCCATAGACCGCTCATGGTCAAGGGTGGCTTTCAGCTCCTTGTAGGACGCCAGGTCCTTCTCCGCCTGGGTCTTCACCTTCCTGGACGCGGAAGAGGATGCCCTGGCAGACGAGGCCACGGCCCCGGAATAGGACCCAAGTGATTTTTGCGCGGCTTTGAGGGATGCAATCTGCGCGTCGTAAGCCGCAGACTGCGCCTTCAGGTCGTTCAGTTCCTTGTCGGACGCTTCCGCTTTGGCGGCCCGGCGCGCCCTCGCCAGCTCCAGATACCCGACCGCTGTCTCAGTGGCCTGATATGCCTCTTTCCGCAGGTCAATGGCAGCGTTCACGCTGGCCTGCTGGGCCTCCAGGGTCGTTATCTGTTCCTCAATCTTGGCCTTTGTAATGGCAATGTAGGCGTCCTTGTTCAGGGTAATCGCGCCAGTCTCTTCGTCGATAGAGAGTGCTGCCGCATACCCGGAGTCAATGAGATCCAGGGTTGTGTCCAGGGATAGAGACCCTTTTTCCTGCTGCTCTTTCAGGGCGGCGGAAAGGTTATCCTGCGCTCCTGCCAAGGCTTCCGTTACGCCGGTCACTTCTTTTGACGCCTTGGTCAGCTCCTCCAGGGTGGCAGTCGTATCCTGGGTCTGCTCCTCCTGCCCCTTGGATGCATCCGTCGCTCCCTTTACCGACTCTGTATAGCTGTTGTACTGCGCTTCCAGCTCTTCGGCCTCCGCGCGGTTCTTCTCCTGCTCCTCTGTGAGGGCGTCGATGTTCTTCTGTGCGTTGCTGACGTCCTTCGCCGCGCTGTTGACCATTGCGGCATAGCCGTAGCCTGCGGACATACCGATACCGCTGGCCTCCATCTGCCGCTCCTTTGCAGCGGTAAGCGCGTCCTCCGCCTCCACCAACTGGCGGTCCAGCTCCTGCTCCTGCTTCTTCAGGTCAACCAGACGCTGGAAGTTCTCGGCCTGCATCTGCCGCTCTGCCTCAGCTTCTACCAGAGTACGCAGGGCGTCGGCTGTTACCTTTGCGCCGTCCGCCGTGGAGATGAGGCTGTCAGTCTCCTCGTCATATGCCAGCGCCAGGTCCGGCACGGCCTCGTTGAGCTGTTCCACCAACTCCAGGATGACCGCCTTGCTGGCCGCTGTTTTCTCTTCTTCGGCCATAGCGGACTCCAACGCGGAGACCAAATCAAGGGTATTGTCCTTGGACTCCTTGATGCCGTCGGCTGTCTCCTGGAATGCCTCGCGGGACTCCTGGACGCTTTTTGTCAGCTCTTTGGTCCGCGCGGTTGCGTCATCTGTGGAGGTTGAAAAAAGGGCTATCGCGGCTATAAGGGTGGCAAGCGCCGCACCTACAAGCATGATTGGGCCTATTGTCGCGCCTATCGCAGTGTTAAAGGCCGTCTGCACAGCCGCTGCAATATTTGTCACTAATGTATACCCGGCCACACCAGCAGCTAGGGTGCCAATGCCAATCGTTACCGCAGTAAGGGCTTGTATAATCCAAGGATGCTGTTTAATGAGGTCGTCCGTCCATTTCAGGCTATCAGCCGCAGTGGACGACAACTGCTTAAACGTGGGCATCAACACTGTACCGATACTGATCTTTAAGTTCCCGAAAGCCGTCTGGGCCCTCTGGGATTGATACTCGGCGGTATCGGCCATGGTCTCATATGCGGCGTCTACCGCCCCCGCCGAGTTCTCCATAGCCTCCAGCGCTTCCGTAAACTTCTGCGTTCCGCTGCCGGTCAGGGAGAGTGCCGCCTGCCCGGCCTCCACACTGGAAAACATATTGCTGATGCTCACGTTGGAGCTGGCGGCCTTCTTCTCAAGGAGCTGTAAAGCGTCCTGTAGATTCCCGCCAGCCGCCACAAACTGCGTGAAACCCTCCCCGGCGATTTCCTTAAAAATCTTATCGACCTGTGAGCCCTCTTTGGTCAGCTCGGCCAGCACTTGCCGTAGTTGGGTCGTGGCGACGCTGGTCGGCGTACCCTTTGCAGTGATGGCGGCCAGCGCGGCGGCAATATCGTTCAGCTTTACGCCGGACGCTGCCGCGAGGGGCACGACGTTATAGATGGAGCTGGCAAGCTGTGTAAAATCCGTCTTGCCCAGTTTCACAGCCGTAAACAGCATATCCGCCGTTTCCTGTGCGGACAGATTGGCACTGCCGTAGGCGTTCACTATGGAGGTGAGGCCATCAACGGAGGTCTTCAGCTCCGTCACTCCGCCAACGGCGGCTTTCTGCGCCACCTCCATAAACGCGAACACATTCTCATCCGGCACTCCGGCGGAAATGGCCTGATACAATGCGGGCACAGCGTCCTCGGTAAGGACGTTCATGTCAGAGGAGAATTGCAGCATATCCGCCGACATCTTCTCCCGTGCCTGGGCGGTGGAGTCCGGCAGGAGCGTGAAGACCTCCGCCATACTGTTCTCAAATGTCACCGCCGCGTCTACACAGTCCATCAGGGCGCTGGAAATCTCTTTAATTGTAGCGGCCACACCCGCCGCGGCCAGGGCGGACGCCAGGGTATCAACCGCCTCGCTGCTTCTCTGTCCGAAATCGTCGGAATCGTCTCCGGCGTCCCTGACCTCGCGTCCAAAGCGGTCAATAGATGAGGCGCACCCATCGGCACTCTGCCGGGCCTCATCGAGGTATCTGTTGTTGCGCTGCACCTCTGCATCCAGCTCATTCAAATCGCGCTGGGCATAGTTTAACTGCCTCTTCCAGTCCTCCACGCCCCTCCCGGCGGCGCTCTGGTATTGTTCGGCCTTTTTAAGCTCCTCCTGATACTTCTTCAGCTCATCCGAAAGGGCCTTTTGCTGGGTAGTGGTGTCCCCGGTAGACCTTTTCAGCTCCTCCAAAGCCCTCTCCGCGCCTGCTACTTTCTCCTTGGCCGCGGAGACCTGATCCGCATACTTCTGTTCTGCGGCCCTTGCGTTTTCGAGCGCAGACTGGAGAGACGCCACCTTCTGTCTCCGCGTCTCCTGCTCCCGGCTCAAAAGCTCCCCTTTGGCCGTGAGCGCTTCCAGGCTGTTGGCGTTCTCCCGGTACTTGCTTTCCAGCAGGGCCATCTCCGACCCCATGGTCTTTAGAGAGTTGTTGACCTCCGCCAGCTTCTGCTTATATTCCGACTCGCCCTCAATGGCAAGCCTTGTTGATATGGTCCTTGTCGCCATAGCTGTGCACCTCATTCGAACGCAAAGACGCCCCACTTAATGCAGGGCAACTCCCATAACGTCATGCAAAAATTTTCCGTGACTTATATTTTGGTATGTGGTAGAATTTAGTAACAAAGTGTTGGGAGGTATTATCATGGCCCTCATTTCCTGCCCTGAATGCGGAAAGCAAATTTCTGAGACCACACCTTCTTGTCCACACTGTGGTTATGCCTTATCCTCTGCCCCCGCACAGCCGCAAGCCCCAGTGCCAACGCCTACGAAAATCGGAGATGTCCAGACTAATTATGGCCTTGGTGTTACCCTAATTGTGATTGGGATAATCGGATTAATTGGAAGCGTTATATTTCTTATAGTCTTTTTAATCTTGGGCATTTTCGCTTTAGTTGGGTCGGTTGCCATCCTAGGCGTCGGCATACAAAAGATTACAGGGACGCAGGACGTTTACTGCCCACACTGCGGGAAACTCTCCCAGTTGGGGAAAACTGCTCAGAACTTTAAGTGTCCAGTGTGCAAGAAACTAAGCGTCCGCGACGGAGAGTACTTAAAGCCAATTATGTAATCAGTCCGCGTTATCCCGCTTAACCCCATGTTCCTGCAAATACAGCTCAAAGGCGTCGAAGACCACGCCTGGGCACATCATCATGGTCTCCTTTGCCCCAAATCCAACGGTGGCCCCCATGCGCAGATAGTGCGCGGGGGTCATCGTTTTCTTTTTTTTTGATTGAGTTCAGCGAGGCCGAGGTCCACTTCTCCGCCGTCCCCTTCCTCCCGGCCATAGCCCAGCATGATTGCATTGACCACGGCCCGCCTCAGCTCCATTATGTCGGTGGGGGTTGCCAGGGCCTTGATTGTCTCTTCGCTCAGCATCTCTCCGGGGTCGTACCCCATGCAGCGCCGCGCAAGCTCCCCCTGCTCCGCCAGGAGCGCCACCAACCAGCAGAGGGCGTCGAACATGGACCGGCTGTTCTGATTCAGTAGGTCAAGCAGCTTCGCGGAGCTGTCAAACCGCTCATCCACCTCAAACATTGCCGCGCCGTTGAACAGCAGATAATACTCCTCACCGCCGACGTCTACCTTGACTGCTTTCATCTCTTCACCGCCTTAAAAAGTAGGGAGAGGGCAGCAGCGCCGCCCCCTCCCCCTGTGCTCAGCTCCCGGGCGTGACAGCCTCGGGCGCCAACTGCTCGTCCACCCACGCCCTTGCCTCCGCCTCGCTGTCGAAGGTCTCGGTAATCCGCCAGTCGCCGGTATTGGCGGCGAAGACGGTAAACGTGGTATTGCTGGTGCCGAAGGTGATGGAGCTGCCCCTGGTCTGGGCGTTGTCGTTGCCCAGGGCCGCCCGCACCTTGGGATAAAAGTAGCCCTTGTAGTACTTCGCGCCGTCCCGCATGAGGGTCTTGAAGTACCCCAGGCCGCCGTAGGGGGCCGTGTCGCCCTTGTTGTATGTAACCTTCTTCTCAGCGGCGGTCGCGCCGTAGACCACGGCGGCCACGTCGTCCAGCATATCGTCCGTCTCCATGGCGATAGTGCCGCTGGCGAACTCGCTGAGCTGTTCAGTCAGGGCGTCGTCGGCATACAGCTCGCCGCTGGCGAGATTCACCGTCAGGTTGGCGGATACCAGCTTGCCCACCACTACCTTTGCATCGTACTTGGGCAGGGCGTTCGTAGGCTCCACACCCTTGAAGGGGGCGAAGCAGGGATACTTTGCACCGAAATTAGCCATATTCTATTCCTCCAGTTCATAAGTCGTTTTTATCTTGCCATTGGCGGTATATCTTCTCAGCCTGATCTACCGCCTCATCTGCCGCCGCCTCGTTCGCGTCGCGGATAAATGGCCGTGGGGGCTGTCCCTTTTTCCCGTATTCATTCACAAAAGCCACCTCCGAGTTCCTGGCGCCGTTTTTATTGGTCCCTCGCGGATAGACATATACGGCCTTGCCGTCCTTCTCGGTCTTCACTTTTCCGTGGGTGATGGACGAGAGCGTAACGCCGGTGCGGTGGACTCCATATGCCTCGCCCTTCTGCCTCTGGGCGCGTTTAATCACCGCCGCCTCGGCAAGGAGCATTTCGCTTGCCACGTCGTCCGGCAGTTGCGCAAGCTCCCGCAGGCTCATCTCCAGCCCTTCCAGGCCGTTTGCGCTCAGCTTCGCCATTACATCACCTCGCACTCAATAATGTGACGGTCGCAGGCCTGCTCCTCGTCAAAGGTGGTCTCCGGGTATCCGTGGGCAATATCCGCCCCGTCCAGAGCGGCCAGCAGGGCGGACAGGGATGGGTCAAGCTCAATCTTGGTATAGAAATCAACCTGGACTCTCCGCACACCCTCTCCCGGGGTGTTGTCCCCATAACTGAACCGGCCGCCGTACTCCTGCCAGACAATATACCGGCTCCCCGGCAGCTCCGGCGCGGTGTTGTGATGCACCGGCACGCCCACCCCCGCAAGCACGGCGGCAAACTCAATCAAGGTCATAGCGGTCCTCCTCTTTGACGCGCTCCAGCGACAGGTCCGCGCACTGAGGCGAGACGTCCACTGGAAATTGCACCTGGCGGACGGTGTACTGCTCCCCGTCCGCCGTCACCGCAATCTGGTCCGTCAGGACGCCGGGGCGCCGCTGTACCCGCAGCACCCTGTCCACCCGCACTTGCACAGCCTTTGCGTCATAATACCGGCGGGACCCCACGGTGCGCTCCTCATACCGCAGCGGAGGACTGACCGGCTCCAATCTGCTCTGCGGCCGCATACCGGGCAGCGCGGTATTTTTCAGCGCGTAGATGGAGACTATTCCGTCGTTAAAGGTCTGCGGCTTGGCTTTGCCCGGCATAGCGCCTCACCTCGCATTCCACGTTCAGGGTGTTCAGCTCCATGGAAAAGTCCCCGGCGAAGTCCTGGAGGCACCCTGCCCGGACGTACCGGGTGTAGTCCAGCAGCAGCTCGCGGCCACGGGTCCCCTCAGAAAAGTCCAGGTCTTCCCCGGCGATACGGTTCAGATAGGTCTTCCCGCGCTCCAGAATACCGCTCAGCTTCTTGTCGCCCTCCTGGTCCTCCCAGGTGATATCCAGGTAGTTTTTCGCCGCGGCCAAAAGCTCGTCCATCAGACCACCTCCAGGATAGCCGCCGTTATCTCAGCCTTGGTGTTTTGGGTGCTGACCCCCACCGCCCCGACTTCCCCGGCCACGGCCAAGAGCCGGGCCTTGGTCATGGCCGCGAGGTCGTCGGGGGTGTAGGCAGGCTCAGCGGTCAGCGCCCGTGTCAGTTTCCCGCCGGCGCAGTCTCGGTCTTCACCGTCAGCACATAGGGCTTGAGGCCGGAGATATCCAGATATACAAAGGCGTTCTCGTCCATGGCCCGGCCATAGCCGTACAGGAAGATGGCGTAGGTCCGCACCTGCTCCAGGAATTTGTACTCGTCGGAGTACTCAATCTTGCCGCCGCTCTGCGTGCCGACAGCCATGAAGTACTTGCTTGCGATGCCCATGACCGCCTTACCGGCAGGGACGGCGACGGACTGAATCACAGTGGTGGGGAACGGGAATACGTCGTGGTTGTAGGTCCCGTCAGTCGCCCGGACGCAGGTCGCAGGGAACACCTTCGTGAAGTAGTCGGAGGGGTTCACCACCAGAATCACGGAGTCCACGGCGCGGCGGCGGCTGTTCGGCCCCTTGGCCAGGGTGTCCAGGATAGCGCCGTAGGAGACGGGAGACAGGTCGGTAATCGTTACCGTGTCCTTTGCGGAGTACACGCCGTCCACCGCGCCGGTCAGCTTGCGGTTCATGCCGATGGGCATATCCTTGCCGGTGCCGTCCACGATACCGACTTCAAGCTGTACGGCCAGGGCCTCGGTCAGCAGCTCACGGACGTAGCGGTCCAGCCACGCGGGGCCGAGGTCCAGCATATAGCGGTTGATGGGGATAAACGCGGTCAGCTTTGCCAGGGTCAGGTCCATCTCCAGGAAGTTGGCGGACAGCTCACTGGTAATGGTGTGGTCCAGGGTGCCCCACTTGGCGACGCCGCCGGTGGTGGAGAGGATAATCTTCACCAGCGCCCCGGTGTTCTGGAAGTTGATGGCGCTCAGCAGGGGGTGGCTGCTCTTAACATCCTCGAACACCGCGTCAATGACGGTCTCAGGAAGGACGGTGTTGATGCTGGTGAGGGCCTGCTTGGGAAGGTCGGTCCGCATGGCGTCGATGACCTTCTCGTAGTACTGCTTCTCCTGGGAGGTCAGCACCCGGCAGCCGCGGGCGGCGAGGATGCTGTTGTCCTGCTGGGCCTGCATCTCCTTCACGTCGCCGATGACGCGCTCCTGAATAGCGTCGGCCAGGTCGTTCCACGCCTGGGTGAAGTTCTCGGTGTTGTCCTCGCGCACGGCGTTGGCCATGCGCTGCATGATGTCGTTGCGCTCCTTCTGGAGCTGGTCAAGGTTTTTCATTGTCATCTTCCTTTCTTCGCGCACAGCGCATTTAAAAAAGCGGATACTGTCTTTTCTGCCGGGGTTGGGTCCGCGGGCGGCTTAGGCTCGGCGCTCTTCACCGTCAGCCGGTCAAAGACCAGCTTCCGGGCGGACTGGCTGGGGGCCTTGGCGGTCTCATTTACAACGGATGTTGCAAAGCCCATTTCAAGGGCGTCCGCCGGGAGAATCCATGTCTCCGCATCCATCAGCTCATGCACCCTGTCCTCAGTGATATTCGCGCAGTTCAGGTATGCCGTGACCGCCGCCTGGGTGATGGTGTCCAGATCGTCGGCCTGCTTGCGCAGGTCATTGGCGTTGCCCTCGGCGTGCGTCCATGCGTTGTGAATCATCAGCAGGGACGCCGCGTTCATCACGCGCTCGTCGCCGGCCGCGAAGATAACGGAGGCAATGGAACAGGCAAAGCCGTCGCACACCGTTTTGACCTTCGCCTTATGGCGTTTCAGGGAATTGTAAATTGCCAGGCCCTCCGCCACCTCGCCGCCGTAGGAGTTGATGTACACGTTGATGACATCCACATCCAGCCCCGCAATCTCACGGGACAGGCCGTAGGCGCTCACGTCGCTCTCCAGCCAGGGCCAGGACGTAATATCGCCGTAGATGTTGATATCCGCTGTCCGAGCCTCCTCGTCAACCGCCAATTGATAGTACTTCCTCAATTCGTCTCACCTCCTTTGAGTGCTTTTAGAATTTCTTCTACGGTCGCGTAGTTCTTGGTTATGAAGTGCTCCCAGGCCCACGGCTCCATAATCAGCGGCTGTCCCAGAATGGCGCGGATGTCGTTGATGCAGACCACGCCGGAGGAAACCAGCTTATCAATGTTGCCGGAGTTGGAGAGCAAGTCAATGTGTTTAATTGCCGTGGTATCAATCTTGATATAGCTGCCGCGGGACAGCGCGGACCGCCCGTACCGCTTGCGTATAATCTCCTCTTGGATGTTGTCGGCCAGCGGGTCCACACAGAAGGTCAGGAGCTGGTCCGTGGCGGAGCTGACGTCCTGTACAGACCCGTTCAGCAGCGGGGGCGGAATGCCAAACGCCCGCGCCGTGAAATCGGTCACATCGTCAATCATGCTGCGGATATCCCGCGTGGTATCGGAGCTGTAGGTCTTGGCCGCCAGCTCGTCGAACCTCATCCCCTTGTACAGGGGCAAAACCGCATTCTCCGCCTCAGCGAACCGTCTGAATCCCTCATTTTGAATCGCTTCGTACTGCTCCTTAAACCGCTTGTCCCCCATAAGCTGAGCGTCTATTTCCATGGTGCCCTTGGTGCCCCTGGACTTCTGGTAGCCCTTCATGCCGTAGGCGATGAGCTTGCCGTAGGACAGGTACAGCCCCTTGGTAATCTGCCGCATATCCGCGCTGGTCAGCTCGAAGAACAGCACCTCATGCTGGGAAAACGTGCGGTTAAACGTGAAGTCGCCCACCGTCACTTGCTCGAACAGGTCCTCATACAGCGCGTACTCCTTCCGGGCGTAGCTGTCCGCCACATAGAGCCTGCCGCCGTTCTCCACCACAAGGGCCGTCCTGGTGTTATAAAGCTGATGCACCAGCTTGTGAAGAAAGGCCGTGCTGTTCTGGTTCTGGTTCGGCTCAATGTTCCACAGGTAGTACTCCGGCCCCTTCACCTCCTTGTCGCCCTCGTAGGTCTTAAACTCACATTTGCTCAGTGCGTTCCCGGTCAGGTTGACGCAGGCCTGGAAGGCCAGCTCCCGGATGTAGAGGTCGGTGGCGAGGTCGAAAAACTCTGTACCTGTAACCGGCTCCGGCTTTGCCCCGGCCTTCGCCGCCAGCCATTTAAAAAAACTGAATGCCAATCGTTGTCCTCCTCTCATCCGATGATAACGCTCAGGTCTGGCAGCTCGCCCGGCGCATAGAATATGTTGTCTTCCTCGACGCACATCGACGCCACCAGCGCCATAAACGGGTCCGTCTTCCTGCTCTTGGCCTCGATTTTCGCGTAATAAAAATTGCCCGTATCGGTGCCCTCTTTACGGCCCGACCGGACAAGCATGGTATTGTTGGTGGCCCACCTCAGCGGCGGGTTGTCCCCCCAGGTGAACCACTGGTTATTGAAACAGCTATCGATAATCGGCTGAGTCTTCATGATGTCGCTGGGACGGACCAGGCAGACGTTGCCGTACTCCTTCGCCCCAAACCCGATTTTCAGCAGCGAGTCCTTCATCAGCCCGTAACGGAAGTTGTCCAGGGCCAGCATCTTCACGTAGTAATCCTGTGCGGTCTTGGCAATGTACTCCGTTAAAAGCTCCGGGTGTATCTCAACATCGTCTACCAGCGTCACCAAACCCATGTCCGCCCACTCCCGCCACGGGGCCTTGACCCGGTTCAAGTCAGGGTTGCGCAGGCACAGCCAATAGTGACCGATGTCAATGCGCTCATCCCCTCTCCGAAAGTGGAAATTGACCGCCGCCCAATCCCGGATAGAGGCAAAGTCGATGCCTACCGTACAGGTCATTCCGCGAAGGTCCGGCAGCGGCCTGTTGGTGGACGCGATATTGTCCCATTCCGTAACGGCGATTTCCATGTTGGAACGTGGAAGGTTCATCCGCTTGGTGTAGAAGTCCAGCTCCACGCTCTTATCGTAGGACAGGGCCGCGAACTCCTGGTCCATCTGGATACGGAGGTTGTCCAGGTACGGAAGGGACGGGCAGGCCTTAACCCAGGCGTTTTTATCGCCTACGTCCTCTTCCCCGTCCGCCTTGTATATCAGCGGGCAAAGGCGGCTGTGCTTTATTTCCCCGTTCAGAACCGCGTGGGCAATTTCCAGGTCCTTGTCCAGCACGCCGTCCCGAACGTAGCCGTTGGTGGTGATTTTAAAAACCCTGCTGTGCTTCCTTTTGCCGAAGCCGGACTTAAATACCCGGATGCTGTCGTCATTCTCATATTCGTGCTCTTCGTCAAAGATGAGGCAGGCGGAGCGTTTGCCGTCCTTCGTGCGGGCGTTGGAGGTATTGAATTTGATGTAACTGCCGGTTTTCAAGGACTTAATCAGTTCCTTGGACTTATAGAAAAACCGCTTGAGCTTTGTCCAGTTGCGGTCAAGCATCTCGTATACGTCCTCAAAGGAGGTCTTCGCCTGGTCCTCGCTGTTTGCGATGATATCCACGTTATAACCCTGAATGCCGTGGTCCGGGGTAGTGAGATACCATGCCAGCCCGGATATGAAGCCGTTCTTGCCGTTGCCGCGCCCCATCATGATAAAGAACTCCGTGAAAACCAGCGTATCGTCCGCGTAGCAGCAATGGACCAGCGCCAGCACGAACAGCTCCCAGTCCATCAGCGTCATATCGAAGTACTTTTCAATCAGTTCCCTGGCCCGCTCCGTCTTGGCCGTGTCTATGACCACCCCCGGATCAGACAGCTTGCCGCTGATATACTCCACCGCCTGCCGCATCTCCTTGGACGCCGGTCGTGCTCCACTGCGGACAGATACGATGTAGTCGTCGATGTACCTACAGCCGGTCGGCGTCACCATCGCCATCACCGCCGGTATTGGTCGGCTGGTCGGTATCCAGCCCCAGGCTGTCCATAATTTTGAGCATCTGGGCGTTGACCTTCAGGAGGTCAGTCACCGAATCGTTGGTCTTCTTCCCCGTCTCCAGGCCCGCCGCCGTCACCGCCGGAACCTTCTCCCCCCGCTCCCGGATATCCGCAAACAGGCCGGTCTTGACGTCGTAAAGGCCCATGTAATCTTCCACCAGGTCCATGTAGAACTTGCCCACAGTCCCGTTTCGCTCCAACTGGTCAAGCAGGTCCTGCCGTATCTCATCCCGATTTGCCATTCCTCATCACCGCCTTTCTAAAATTCCTATCGTGTGCGCGTGGATTCCTCTCTTGTCTAGAGCCATACCGAGTAGGAGGTCCCGCCTTAAACTCCGATTTTTCCGACCGGGGGGCTACCACCTCTCCTCCGTCACCGGCTCTTTGCGCTCCGCCGTCCAGGTCTTCTCAGGGTGGCATACAGTCTCGTGGCACTCTCTGCATACCGTGATGAGGTTCCGTACCTCCGCCCCCGTTACCGGGTCGATAACATACTTCATCAGCCCCCATTGGGGATAGTCCTCCAGATGATAGATATGGTGGACGATTACCCCTTTGGTGTGCTTGTGCCTGGCTTTGCATATCTGGCACTCATTATGGTCGTCCCGCATAACCTCACGGCGCAATCTCCGCCACGCGCTACCGTCGTAAAAAGGGATTGCACTCATATCACCACCTCCCCCGACATCAAAAAGAGCCGCCCGCAAATGCAGACAGCTCTAAGAATATTTTCTGTTTTATTTCATCCAAACGCTTGACTTACACGCATTTACGTGCTATAATAAGACCATAGGAAAGGAGGTGAAACCCGATGAGGAAGCGTAAACGGCAAAAGAAAAGGCCATCAGCAGAAACCATAATCGCCCTCGTGATTCAAGCCATCATCGCAATAGCTTCTATCATCACAGCAATCAAGTCTTAGCCAACGGCCTGGCAAGGGGGACTAGCCCTCCCCCTTGCTAAGGCCATTATAACCGAAACGAAAGGATGGTGCAACATGAATGCCAGATTGTTTTTGACCTTGCTCCTTCCGGTCAACGTTGGAATTGCCAGCTTGTGCCACTGGAATATCATCAACAGGGCTTTGGTCATCCTCCATAGCTGCGCCCTGCTCACCCTCATTGTGCTCCGGCTCGTCAGAGGTGAAACGGATGAGACTTAAAGAGATACGAAAGGAACTCGGCCTGTCTGCCGCCAAGTTGTCACAAATCAGCGGCGTATCTCTACGCACGATTCAAGACATTGAGGCCCGCGGTGACTGCCGTCTTTCCACCGCCCGGGTGCTTTGTGACGCATTGGGGATTTCTTTAGACGAACTCTTCCCGTCCAAGAAGGATGAGCTGTGAACGGATTGCCCCACTCTCAAATACAGCGCCGCCAGAGGATTGAGGTCCCCTGGCGGCTTTTTATTCTGGTCTTCTATTCCATTCCTCAACCGCCATCTCACGGCTTGTCCCAAAGACATTCTCCGAACAGGCTGTGCACGCGATGTAATAGATGCCCTCGCCGTCTTCCCACTCTGCGGTCTCTGTGCAACCACAGTGGGCACACGGAAGTAATTCGTCCATCCCTCTCACCTCTCGGATATCATATCACATCGCTCGGGCCTCCGCCACCCTCATGCAGATGATGGAGACGTATAGCCCACTCAGGGCTATAGTGCAGGGTTACGGCTGTCCTGCGGGCCGATTGTGCGGGTGAGGATTTGCACCTCACATGATGGACGGCACCCCAACTGGTCACTTCCACTGTGCCCTTTTTTGCATGGACCCTTCCGCCCAAAACCATCCGCTGCCCTCTTGCCGGCGTCTACCTATTCCGCCACCGCACAATGTCAACTCAGTGAGCTTTCTTTACCCCCGCGCTCTACGGGATATCAGGTCTCATCTCGGATTCGGTTCATGTCCGCCTCCTCGGTCGATGGTTGATACTGCCGTGCGACTACAAACGTGGGGCGGGTATATCCCGCTTCCCGCTGTTTTTCATATTAAAAGCATAACACGGGTTTCTCCTTATGTCGTCTCACGTTTGTCTCACCCGACAAGAAGCCGTTTGAATCTATCCAGCGCTTGTCGGCGCTTGCGGTAAATACTTGGACGTTCGTACCCGTAAAGCTCACATAGCGTATCAACAGCCTCTTGCGCTGGTCTGCGTCCTCTCTGGAAAAACTCAGTCAGAATGCGTTGCTCATCCTCTGTCAACGAATCCCACGCCCGCTGATACTTTCTCTCCTCCTGCGCCAGTGCCTTTATCTTCCCCTCAAGCGTTTCTTTTTGGAGCAGGCGGTTGACCATGCTGCTATCCCCGTCGGTAGAGCTGTCTACACGGTCCTTGCTGTAGTCCACGGCGCCTATCCCGTCAGTGGTAGCCGCATACTCTTCGCGCAGATTGGTTAGGGCCACCCGGTTGTCCTCATGCTGCCGAAGCGCTTTAATTACTACTTCATCCCAATTGATATACTTTTCTAGCACATTAGCACCTCGCTTACCTCCTCCGCACTCTCGCAATACTTGCTCAAATACCATCCCGGCCACCACATCTCAACCCTGACCAGCATCTCCACAGGCCACGCAGGGGACGCAGGACAAACCGAAATACAGATTTTGCGGTCTCCAATAACGAACGTCGGAAGGGTCAACGGCTTGCACTGTCTCAGAGCCGTGGAGAGGGCAGAGAGGTCATCGGCAGTCAGCAACATCACGGGCGGCCTCCATGCGGGTCTTGTCCTGGTCAATCATGCTCGGCCTCCTTCGGCGGCAGGGGCATCCAGTGGGTGGGCGGTGTATCGCAATCCGTATAAAATTCTGCGTCCGTATTGGAGTACCACCCGCTCCCGTCCTCATATCTGCCACCTACAACCATGCTTTCGGACCCGAGAAAACAGAGCAGTACATCCTCATTGGTTTCCGGCAACCTATCCTTGACGCTGATCCACTCACCCATCGTCCTGCGCCTCCCTCAATTTGCTCCACTTGCACCAACCGTCACCGTGTACCGCAAGCCCCGTGAGCTTGCAGATACCAACCTCGTTCGGTTCGATGCCCGGTCCGGGAAACCCGTCGCAGCGTCTACACTCCCCGCAATAGCACCCGCCCGCCGCTTTGATGGGGTCGATGGTGGGCAAATACTGCAAATCTTCAACGGCCATTACTGTTTGCGTATCGTTTTCGCTGCACTCGCATTGCCAAGTTTCGATATAATCAGAGACCTTTATATCAGCATCAATCAGCCTCATGTTCCTCGCCTCCGTCCATTCGAGCGCCGCAGGAGGGGCAGTAATGCATAGGATAAAACGCCTTCTTGAACGCTCCTTGTGATGGGTAT